GCAACGTCCAGAATCCGCTGGTTGTTGAAACTGACAGCAGCCGTAGGCGCTGCCATCTGGTTCAGACGGCTGGTGCGGACTTGGGTGTCGAAGTCCGAGATCTTGGAAGCCGTCAGTGTCGGGATATCTGCGGCTACCAGCAGGCGGAACGTCGGAGCCCCGGTGCTGCCGTTCGGCGCGATGAAAACGGTGTTAGCCGTTTGGTTAGCCAGGGTGCCGGTGAGCGTGCCAGTGCCCGTGACAGGTGAGTTCGAAACCGTGATGAAGCTGGGCAGGCTCAGTCCAACACTCGTAACAGTGCCGGTGCCGTAGCCCTGTGCTTTCACATAGGCCGTCGTAGCGACTGTCGTGGTGTTGTCGGACGTGCCAGGCGTAGTAGCCGTGGCGCTACTGCCGAGTGCAACAGTGCCGCTGAATGTCTTGTTTCCCGAGATCGTCTGAGCCGTACTCAGGGTCGTAAATGCACCCGGTCCGGCAATCGAGAGGATGGAAGTAGCCGAGCCGCCGGCGCCGCCGGTACCAACGCCATAGTAAAGTGTAGAATCCTGCTCGTTAAATGCTAATTCCGCATTAGCGAGAGAAGCGGGCGCTCCAGCGGCACCGCCAGCAAGACGCCTTTTAATACGTACGGTGTTAGCCATCTAGGGAGAGTCGCTTATCTATTTTTCCTAAATAGTAAAACTAAAAATTACCACCATCTGTAAGTGTTATGGTCGTATTTTGATCATTGGCTACAAATTGTCCAGCACTTTGATTCCAAACCAAAACGCTTTTGTCAACTTTATTTGTAGTGTTTACATCTGACAGCGCGGCTAACGTGGAGGACCCCGCAACTCCCGGCACGCCCTGCGGCCCCTGTGGCCCTTGCGGGCCCTGTGGCCCCTGTGCTCCAACTACTCCTACTTCAACAACTTCAGCAACTGGCTCAACTCCAATATCGATTATCGCATTATCACCTTCGTCGACCGTTACGGTCGCTACATTATTGATTATTTCGACAACTGGATCAGGCACCCGCGTCCTCCGGGGCAGTCAGCCCGGGATCGATAGTAACAAATCCCTCGATCCAATAATCCCTGGTTTCATCTGCGTAGACTACCATCAAGTCCCATGACGCTGCCTTCCTGAGTGGTGTCGTTTCCTCCCAGTCCAGAATCATGTCAAGCTCACCGCCAACGAGATCCGTTATATCAATCTCAAAATCTGCAACCTTATTGCGTCTTTTTGCATCCCATATTTGAGCGAACACTTGATGACCCGTTAAATCAATTGGCAGTGTAATATGCCTCTTAAACGTAGCCCGCTGATATATAGTAATATCGTACCTTGCGGGAACCACTGCTAATAGCGTCGCTAGAATAGTTTACCTGTAAGCAATAAAAAAGGAGGCCACTGAGGGCCTCCAGGTATTGCGATAGCTAAGGATCAGGCAAGAGCCGCCGTAGCGTCAACGTTAGCCAGGCGGGCAGCGGCGCGGCCATTCATCAGGGCCAGGCCACAGTACCACTCAACGCGGGTCACCAGGGTCGGGGAATCGGTTGCTTCACCCAGATCGCGGACCTGAGGACCACCGTTCTGGATGCCGGTCAGCAGATCGTTGCCGAATGCCACAACGTAGATGGACTGATCAGAGGCGTCGCTGTCCAGGATGGCAACGTTCAGATGATCGCGGTCGATCTCCAGCACGGGCACACCGCCGTAGAACAGTTGCTGATAGCCGAAATCGTTACGCTCGATGTCGATCTGAGAAGAGGCACGAGCCACTTTGCTCAGATGACGACGGGCAGACTTCGACATCACCAGATACTTCTGGCCGCCTTGGGCGTCCACAGCATCGAGGGCTTCGTCAAGAGCACCCAGGTCAAGGGCGTCAGGGGTGGCAGCGTTCTCGATGTACTGGCTGGAGCCAGAGGCGATGCGATTGGCAAGGCCATCGAACTCAGCAGCGCTGCTATTGGAGTCACCGTTGATGAACAGAGCCTCGAAGCACAGGCGCATTGCGCGGGTCTTGGCTTGGATCTGATAAGCGCGAGCTTCGGGTCCTTCCAGATCCACGATGGCGCGGTCAACTTTGATGTCACCACCGAACAGCTTCAGCGCTTCGCTTTGCTGCTTGACGGTTGCATAGCTTTCGGTATAGCCATCGTTGAAGGCACGGAAGCCCACGTCGCCGAGGGACTCTTCGCGCTTCCAAAACAGACCGTTGCCTTGAACTTCACGGAAGGGCAGGTTTTGCAGCAGGGGACCGGCGGCAAGTTCGGTGATGATCGCCAGTTCCTGGGGATTGGTCGAATGCTTCTTGGCTTCGACAAGAGTAAGGGCCATGATTACTTAAGTAGGGTTGGATGATTTAGGAGAGGAAAATCGCTTTTAGAATGTCACATTCCTACAGCGCTAGACCCTCCCCGCTCGGTCATCACAACCAGGTCAGGGCTGGGTACTTCAATCTTATGTTACCAAAAAGATGTGGGCCGCTCAAAAAGAGAGTGAATCAGCTCAGGGCTGAAAACCTGATGAATTAAGTCGGCCCACATTATTATGCCAACCTCGGATTAGCCGAATGCGCGTTGGAACAGTTCATCCCGACTGAGCGAAGATAGATCCTCGCCAGTTACGCCATTAGCGTCAGTGCCACCGTACCCGATACCGGCACCAGATCCCTTATTGCCCTTAAAGAAAGTGCCATAGATCGGATGGGTCTTGAATTGACCCAGGTAGTCCTCGGGATTGACACGACGGCCGGAATCCTTGTCCAGGATTGGATCGCCAGCATTATCAATTACGGTGACATTGCCGTCAGCCTCAAGGCGAAACTGACCACCAATTTGATTTGCTAGCATATCAAAGAAGGATACGCCATCAGCAGAGTCAGTCCTGCCGCCAGCAGCAAAGAACACCTTTTCAAGTGCATACCGCTTGCGGAATTCCTGTAGCTCGCGATTTGCGGCCTCGGCTTTTTTCGCCGCCTCAGCAGCCTGACCGCCATACTTCTCCTCCAGCAGGGCGGTGCGCTCATCTGCGGCAGCTTTTTCACGAGCCGCAATCGATGCTTCTTCCTGGAGCTTTCGGTATTCGTCAGGATTGATCTGTGCAAACTTCTCGAGTTGCGCAGCTTTTTCCTTAACTTCTTTTTCGTAAATCTTGCGGGCTTCGCGCTCGGACTTCAGGGCCTTTAACAGGTTCTGAACTTCGTCTTCACTGTAAGCCTTGCCTTCACCAATATCGACATTGTCGACTGGCGTATTTGGCGTCATGCTTGTCTCAAGCATTTGTGCGTTGTCTTCGGGCATTGGGGTCGGGCGTCACGCCCTGCATGTGCGTGGTAGTATGCCAAACCAATAGCTAACACATACCTGAACTATTGGTTTACCACTTTTTGGATCAGTCTTCCTTCTTTTTCACGACGCAATAAACCATTGCGGGCAACTGCCTGTAATATTTTAACATATTCCGATAGGCTTGACTCTTTCAAGGCTTAAATAGATCCAGCTAATTAGTTTACCGGTTGAAGGATTTAGGACTAGTCCAAGTAGTGGTTATGGGACCAGATCTTCCCCGGGGAAGCCAAGGGTAACAGCCTGCTGAAAGCAGTAATTTGAATCGTTCCAGTTCCAAGAGTAAATAAGCTGGTAGCCAATCTGGTCAAATGTAGAGCCATTAAGATCTACAGCATATTTTTCGTTTGCCGTGAATTCAATACTGTCCACCTGATCTTCAATAGTAACCGGTTCGACTAACGTGACATCAAAGTCAGCCCTGCTTCCCTGACAACTGGCAGGCTCCTGCACACCGTCAATTACGGTTAATACCCTGCACTGCTCCAAGAAAAAAATAGGTGCCCTGGAAAAAAAGTTAGTACGCATGTAAGAATACTGCTTGCTATTATTATCTATAACAACACTACGCTCAATAAAGTTAAAAACAGCGGGCGTAAAAAATCGACTTGAGTAGTCGGTGTCCGCCGGCAAAAAACCAAAATGTAGTGCGAGAGTTTGGTTCGCAGCATTATAATCTCCGTAATAGCCACTACTGCGCCAATCCTGCAGATTAATAGATTGCTCGGTGCCCATTATGTCTGGGAAGGTTACAAAATAACTTTCTCCAGCACCGGGACCCTCTCCGATGTATCTCTCGGACCGGGCATAAACACTTTGTATCGGATTAGTGCTATTCGCGGTAAGCGGTGGGCATATCAGTCTTATTGCAGCATCTAAAGCTTGAGGAGTCCCTATTTGTTTTACTGATTCCTTGGAAACGAAAAAACAATTTATAGAATAGTCACTAAATGTTTCCGTGTTAAAAAGATTTTTTGAAGTTGCCGAAATTCTTTTCTGGTCATAGGTAACGATAGAGGAAAATGTCTCGTTAGGCGGCGAACTTCTTGCATTTTCGGATGTGATATCAGTCTGCTCTGTTATACTGTAAACATGTCGCAATAACAGCCTGTTTACTACATAGATTAAAACACTACTATCCTTGGTTAGCGGTAACATATATCTACGATCCTGCGTACCTGAGTAATTTCGAATCGTAGAATAACCAATTTGGATACTGGCCGAAGTAGGCGGAGGCACAGCGGAGATCACCGGAGTTCCCGCAACGAACCAAAGATACAATCCCGAAACACGAAATCGAGAAACAGTTCCCGCAATTGGTAGCGGGTTCGGGATATTCTGATAAGTGGGGGGGAGTGTTGGGTTGGGAATATTGGCAGTTTGCGACTGTATCTGCTTCGTAGTACTAGCTGCAAAGTTAGGGGTTCCTACTTTTAATTCGAGATTGTCGCCGACAGGGATAATGCTGATTTGTGCCGCAACAACGCCTTTGTTGCCTGGTCGATTTGCTCCAAGTCTGCGATTAACATCAAGAGTACTAGGGCTATATCCAAGCTTGGGCTTGCCATTTTCATCCAATCCCTCAGATTCTAGCTTCTTGGTCCGTTTGGTTCTGGCTTCATTTTTAATATTTTTTTCTTTTTCTTTATCGGACTGAGATGTCCGACTGGCCGCTTGCTGCAATCGTACCTGATCAAGTAGACGGGTTTTGTCTACAGTAATATTAATATTTGTACTCATACGAGTTTTTTAATCGTCGGTACAGAGCTGGATGCGATATGTCTGAGTTTGACCTGGTGCCAGGGTAATATTGGGTTCTTCGCTGATGACACTATGGACATAAGTGGTACCATCGACATAAATTACAATTCTGTCATAACTATAGCCCGCACCGGTAGCCGTAAAAACTGCATCGATGGCCGGAATCTCATAACGAGCGTCGATTACATCGTAAGAACCCGCAGTAATCAGTTGACTGAATCGAGTATAGCCATTTCCGCTTAATTCTACGCTTTGCCAATTAGCCACAGTACTCTCTGCTGTATAGCCCGTAGAGCTAACATTACAAAGCATGACTTTCAGTGTTTCGCCTTCATAGGCCAGCGCGGCAACGCGTTCTAATTCTTTCCGGCTAACCAGAGTGCTAATGGCCATGATTTAGGCGATGGTCAGGACGCCAGTGGTGGGATCGAAATCGACTGCAAAACTTTCGCCGGTAGCCAAAGTCAGGCTGGAGCCGTAATCCCACCAGCCGATTAGTTCGTCGTTAGTAGCCGTGTCGTTGTACAGGACTGCGTAACGGAAGGGACCAATGGAACCACCAGTGGCCGTCCAGGTCGCCGGGTCGCCAAGCACCAGCTTATAGGTGCCACTAGTTTGAGTGCTGCTAGTAATGGAGGCGGTAGCACCACCGGCGGTGTAGCCATTGGCGGCGGTGATCTCCGTGAGGTTAGCCTTAAGGCTATTAGTTGCTAGCGGCGCTGAGTTGGTAAGCATCACCTTCAGGGTGTCTGCCCCAAGGTCGTGCTTCTTCTCGGCCAGGGCCTCGACAAAGCTGTTGAACTTGTTGAAGGCGGCCATTGCGCTAAAGATGTTTATCTAGATCTGCCTGTAGGATACCAAGGACAGCGAACCAGCGTCTGGATTATTCTTGCGCTAGTATAATTAAATTTACAGAAGAGTCAGAACCATTGCAGTATCACTAAGTGCGGTGTTTGTGAACGAAGGCGTCACGCTGAAATAGGCTTCTACTCTCTCCAAAGATGTGCCCGGACTGTCCAGGGTTGCTGCCGTTGAGATCGTTCCGGTGTAGGTGATCGAATTAACGAGTACGGAGACTGCCCGACCAAGAGTCAGGCCGGCAAGTAGTTCGTCCTTTTTATAGCCAGCACTGGTTGTTGTACTGAGGCGAGCGTAACCAATCGTATACAGGCGATACGAGTTGGCGGGAGGGTTGGCATCGTTGGGGAACTGCCATGTGTACGTCTCTGGCCCGGCCGGAGGTGCCTCGGGTACGGGTGTACTGGCAATCAGGCGCAGCGGACGCCGGTAGCTAGGATAGATGTCAAAGGCAGCCTGCTCTGCCGGGGCAGCAGGGGGGCTCAGGTCGAAAGTATCCGTAGCACCAGCGTAGTTATTTGGAAAGAAGCCCGGAGAGACACCAACGCCATTCCCAGTAGCTCCGAAGGAGATACTGGAGATTAGCAGGCTGAAGGGCGCCTGATCAGATGGTGTCTGGTTGAAGTCCGCCATTAGACCACCCTTGCTAGGAACATCCCCGAGGCCTGGCCAACGGATCCGGTGTTATTGATGATATTGATCATTTCCCACTCTTCAGTCGCCGCAGTGACTATCAACTTATCTCTAATCGTCAACGTGTTGGATAAGTAGTAAGAGGCAATACCAAAGTCAGATGGCATGGCTTGGTTGAGGTAAGCCCAATAATTTAGACCCGTAAATACCGGTGTTACGTTTGATGTAAAAGCAGGGTTTGTATTAGTAAAGGCGTTGGGTAGAATTATGTAAGTGCCGCCGGAGGGGGCATTGCTATAGCTGCCCGAAGTATTTCCTGGGCCTATGTACTGATAGGTTTCAATCTCAGCATAACCGTTAAACCAAAAACTTTCTGTTCTGTCTCTCGAAGAAGCTGCAGCTAGGTAACCTCTTCGTGTTAGCGGAAGCTCATTAGTAAATGGCATCCGAAACGCTTCACTTAAAGTGAATCCTTTGCATCGCACTATTAGGCCAAACCAAACTTTGTCAAGATCCAGCCAGCTAACCCTAGTGGCTCCAGCGCCTGGGATGTGAAAATTAAAGTACGTTGTTCCGTTTCGGAGAAGGAACCAACTGAAACCGCTACTGACACCGCTCGTGTATCGAGTAAGCGTCACAGTCGTTGTTGCGTTTAGACTGGTCAGAGTACGATGATTGCCCGTAGAATTGGTTGTACTGTGGACATAGTCGAGGTATTGGGTTCCAGTAGGAACATGGGTTGTTGCGTTCCACCCAGTAGCAACACTTATGAAAACACCGCTGGTCGTAAACTGGAACCAGTAATAGGTTTTGCCGTAAGTTTTAGTGCCGTCGTATTGAACCTCAAGAACACGATTTTCGATAGTATTCAAGAAGGTGTCATACCAGGCAGTCATCAAGCCGGCATCGATAAAAGCATCCCTGAACAAATCAGCCAGACCAGAAGCGGTCCAGGTTGCTGTAGCGGTGTAGTCTTCAACAGTGACGGCCATGTCAGCTAATCTCCTCGTAGTTGATTGTCAGATCAATACCGCTTGCTGTAGCAGCTTTAGCATAAAGTGAGTCGCCCTCCTCCAGGTACACGTACTCATTTTTATCTGAGACGATTAGGGCTTTTTCAGTTCCAATCGACACTCCCTTGATCAAATAACGATGAGTGCTGCCACGATACACGGTGAGGTCTAACGCAACAGAAGCCCCGCCGCTGTCGACATTTGCAGCTCGGATAGTATTAACTTTCAGCAACAGACCACTAGCGGCCGAGTTAGCCAGAACAGAAGTAAGAGTGGTGGCCGCAGAGGTCATGGCAGTCTTGCCGGTGACCGTTGCCGGCGATCGCAAGTTAGGAGCTGCCATATCGTAAAAACACTTGAGCTAGTTTTCCTAAGCTGGGTTAATCGGCCCACCAGTCAGGGTAGACCAAGGATTGATAACCATAGGTCTGACTGCTCCAGCTAGAGAAGTAATCACCAACTTCAAGGCTAATATTTTGGCCCGCCAGCGAATAATTGGCCGCCTCGGAAACAAGTTTCCGGACAGTGGCGCCACCGGCTTCTCCACCCGTAAGGACGAAGGAGCCTGGATCCGCAAGCAGTTCAATGACAGTCACCAATACTGCATCCTGACCCAACAGAGCAAAGTTCTCTGCATCCGCCGTCAGCACATAATTGACGACCAGGCCCGCATCCCCTCCGGAAACAGTGTAGCTAGCGGCTGACGACTCTATTGTTGAATCCTTATCCAAAGTAGCTGGCTGGCCGTCAACCATGAATTCACCCAAGTCAGCGGATATAGCGATTAACACCTCTAGTCCGGCTTCCTGACCTATCAGGTCGAAGGTGCCAGCTTCAATGTCAGAAAGTGCTCTTGTAACCAGAAGATCAGCAGTATTTCCAGTGCTGCTAAAAGTGCCAACATTGGTCCCGATCGTATAAGCACGGATGCTGCCCGCACTAAGGCCGGTGGCGACGAAGCTGGTGCCAGCAGAGGTGAGGCGGTAGCGGCGTACCATTACGGCATCTTGACCCGTCAACATCAGTTCACCAACATTAGCAGCAAGCAGGGTGACATCGAACACTTCGGCCCGGGTGCGCAATACAAGAGGCGATATTGCCGTAAATGGCTGTAGGTCAAAATTAAAACTGGTGACCACCGGGATAACGCGCAGCCTGGCATCGTAAATCGCTGTTTCGTTGTATGGTAAAACTATATTTTGAGTCGTAATTTGTGGTCCCGGATTGGGCCCCACATCTGTCCAAGTTGCACCACCGTAGACCCAGAAATTTGTGGTAGTTTGATCCTGTACACCATCGCCGGGCCCCGCGCCCGGGAAAGCGGCATTAAGGGCTGCCTGTGGGGTTGCTCCAACCGTTTCAATCGTGCCGATTACTGCAGTCGGAGAGGTGTCATTAACTGGCGGTGTTTCGGGCAGGGTTACAATTCCTGGTGCAACCGGGAACCAAAATACTCCAGTGCCACCAACCGCCCCCCAGAACAGCGCATCTACCGAACAGATGATACCATTGGAATCAAAAGCCCAGTTGGTCCCATTGGCCCGATATAGTGCCGTCAGGCCGTTAGCCTGGACATAAAGTGGAGAGTAAGGCGCAGCAGGAAGCTTTTCGGGAGCAAGTTGAAGGCTGATTCCGTTACGATTGCCAAGTCGCAGGCGATTTTGTACTCGCCCATAGCGATTGGCCTTGATCGCGGCATCACTGCGTACAGAAGTATAGGTGGGATTGCTGGCACCTGTATTGCGTACCTGCTGAATGCTGTTGGTGTCCTGCGGATACGTGCCGCCTCCTTGGGTGTACTCAATTCCCCCCAGAACATATTTCCAGATACCGTTGACTAATGTTGCATTGTACCAAGTATATGGGGGTGGAGAAAGGTAGGGATCAAAGCTGAATTGTACAGGATTTTGACCAGAACCATTGATGAAGATATCGTCACTTGCATAAGGTAAAGATAGCTCGATACGGCGCTGTGCGGTGGCACTTCCAACCGCTAGCTCCAATTGGGCTCGGCTCTCAGTTCCCCAGGGATTGCCGTTATTATCTTTAGCATTTGCAGTATTTGTACGTTCCGCTGCCGGTGGTCTTTGTTGTGCGCTATTTTCACCGGTACGACTAAATGTTTGCTTTGTATTTTCATGCACCAAGCCCCACCCCAGAATGTCTAATCGTAGTTCTGTACCATCTGCCGAGTAGAGTACCCCTACCGCTTCCTGGTAATCAGCAATCTGCTGCTGCCCGTCCTGGGAAAGCGGCCCCTTGAGATAAGTGGAAATCGAATCTCTTTTGTACGGATTACCAAAATCACCCGAATATACATAATCACTTACGTTGTATGTATATTCAGTTAGGTAAATCGAATAATCGATAGGTTCGGCTACAATTTCGGGATTGGATCTGCTCTTCGGATAGGTCCATTTATAACTAATAGACGCTAAAATTGATGCTGCTGGTTCAAATTTGTAAGTAATGGATCCAGTCTGATTGCCTTTGTTATCGTCGTAATAGTAAAACTCTTCGACTATACTTAATGCTATAGTATCGTTGGGAAACGAGTAGCCAATGGCCAAATACTCTGCCGCCGCTGAGGCAAGTTTTGCTACGCTTGGACCATAGGTAGTAATGATCTTTTTGTAAGGCACCTCTTTTTCTTTTGGCTCTCCTTCTTCGTCTACGTACGTTATTACTTTGTATAATGTAAGAGTTTCAGTGGACTCCGCGCCGGTATATGTCTTCCGACTTTTCTGTCCACGGTCAGGATTAATAGCCCGAACATAATTTACATAATAATTTTGTGGAGAATTTACCTCTATAGTCTCTTCCCAGTTTATCCGTTTTAGAAATTCCTCCTCTTCTTCCTCTTCTTCCGGGGTGGGATTTTCGGGAGGGACTATTTCCGGTCTTCTAAGCCTAAGGCTGGAATAGGTAACAGTCACAGCCTCGCCCGGCAGTTCGCCGACCCCAATAGGAGACAGGTCTATGATATCATCAGCGGTAATTGCTGGACCCGTGCCGGCCTCCTGATCCAGTGCAAAGATTTGAAGTACCTCATTCTCGTCAAGATAACCACAATAGGATTCGGATACCAGTAGGTCGTTCAGCACTGAAACGTAGCCAGAGCTGAAATCAAATTCAGCAATAGAAAATACATTGGTAAGGGGATTGGTGCTGGCAGTAATACCTAATTCCGCCAAGCATTTATCCATTACGCTTTTGGCATAAATTGGGACAGTAACGACTCTTTCTTCCTCTCGTGTTCGATCATCGTTCTGCGGATCATCAAATGCATCCCAGCTTAACTTATCCTTAAGATCGCTAAGGTAATCAAGCTTGCAGCCAAACTCTACTTGCGTTGTCCTGCGAAACGGATCAGCAAAACTGCTTTTTACACGAAATTTTCGTGGAATTTTATTAAAAATGCCGTTTTTTGTATAACTAAAAGTAACGACAGTTCCAATAGCTGGTGTGATTAAATCATTTATTTCTACACTGCCAGTACTCCTTATGAGTCCACTGTCTTGCACGTAATCATCACTAATGCTTCCGCTAATAACGGGGCCGAGTGAACAACTAACAGTAGCCCTGATATCATTTGCCATTATAAAACAAACCCCAACTGAATCGAAACCGTATATTGAACAGTCTTAACGCCCGAAATTATTTTATTCTCCGCCGTAGCACTCGGCGACGTGATAGGAAAGTAACTGCCGGCAATTGGGACTGCGGTGATTTGTGTTTCATACCATGTCCTGATATCATTCCAACCACTCAGATTTGTCGTACCTTCGACGTCTTTTATACGGTACGGCACTAGCGCACCTTGGATGTAGTGTGACCCTGCCGCTGTTAGCTCCATCGTTGGTGATGTGGCATATGCGTCAACAGGCTTCAATAGGGTCAGTACCGTCGTGCCAATTGTAATAGTTCCCAAGTCGGGTAAATCTTCCTGGGTCGCAGCTTGCTCCTCGGCCTTGAGCAGCACCGCCAACGCCTGATTGGCATCAACCAATTCAACACTGGCCGACAGATAGGCGCCTGACTGCTCTGCACTTGGCGCGGCGATGAACCAACAAGCAACACTGGTCCAGGACTGGCCACCGGGACCCGAGCCGCTAAAGCTAACGGTGGTTCCGATAACGCCAGATACTTCAGTTGGCTCGTCGTCAATTCTTGTATCACGCCAAGTGTCATATTCACTAAGCAGTGCCAGCCATTCACTGGGTCTAAGTAAACCGGTTACTAGCCATTTGCGAGCTGTCTGACCAGCCCTCGTGTCCGTTTCTTCATAGCCAAAGGGTTGGGCCGTCAGCGTTGGGAATTCGGCAGCTCCAATCGTAATGGCCATTACATTCTGCGATTCAATGCATCTAGATAAGCAGTGCTGCCGGTGTTACGGACTCCAACGTTTACGTTCCAGTCCTTGTCGGCTAACTTTGTTACTGCGCGGCTTAGTTTTCCGATCTGTTGCGCCTGATGGGCTTGAACAGAAGCCATTTCCTGCAGGCCGGGATCGGATTTATTGGTCTGCATTAAGGCATTCTGGATCGCTCGCACCAGTCTGCCCATGCCATTGCCACCCGTTCCAACCGCTGCAGGACGCACGCCGGTTGATACGCGCCCAGTTGGGATGTCCAGGCTGGACATTATGTGCGCAGGGATCACAGTGCCCCTTCCAGGGGCCTTCCAGAGGGCATTGCGAGGCTTGTTAATTGCGCTAAGCGCACCAGAAGAGGACAGGAAGCCTTCTTGCCCGAGCTCATTAATCCTGTAGGTTTGACCGCCTACCGTCGGACCACCTGTCCACAATCCCGGCTGACCCACGTAATTCACCCTTACGTTAATAGAACTCCCATCAAGATTAGCGAAACCATCGACGATCTTCTGCGCTTCTTCGGCGGCATTTGCTAAAGAACCGCTGATGTTAGCCGCCGGCTGTTGGCCGGCATCGAGACTGCCCGCTGCGTCGCCGAAGGCTGTCCCCGCATCGAGAACGTCTTCAGATAATTCGTCCAGGTTTCCGCCAGTTGACGTATCTTTGATTGCAGTTCCCAGGCCCAATGCAGCGTCTCTCGCCCTGACGTAAGATTCCTCCAAGGTTTTGGGGCCTGTATCTTGAACCAAGCTGCCAGCCGCCGTAACAGTATTGATGTCGATACCAAGCCGCTTGGCAGCATTCGCCGCACTATTATACGCTTCAGTGGAAATTCTCATCTGCTCCGTTTGTCCAGCAAGATTAGTCCTTGTCACTGCTACGGCTGTGGCTAGTTCCACCAAATTACCACCACCATTCCGCAGAGCATTATCGTAATTATCTTGCGCTACCTTTGCGTCTTGCTGAGTCCTTGCTAGCATCTCTAGATCTGATCTGTAGTCGCCAACTGCATTAGATATAGTATTCAACATCATAGGAGCAAAGATTTTGCCCTTTGATATCGTATCGGCTAAAGTCCTCGTATAATCACCGCCCGCAATCTTGGCAGATGTGATTAAATCTTGAGTGGTTGAGATATCTAGGCCGATATTAGCGCTTATGGAGTCTAAATTCTGGGCTGCGGTCGCAGTATCTTTTACAGCACCGGTAGCCCTGATTGCAGCTTGGGCAGTGCCCCGCATGGCGCCAGCAGCGCTGGTCGCGGCCCGAGCGGTGATGTCCGAGTATTTGGCACCAGCTTCGGCCGCTTGTGCGTATGCGGCAGCATTTGTGGCGGCGTTCCCCGAAGCAACAGCAGCCTGACCAGCAGCGACTGCAGCCTGCCCCTGGGCGGTGGCAGCACCCTTCGAGGCTAGCTCTGCCTGTAGATCGGCCGTTTGTGCGGCCTGTTTATTCGTAAGTGAATCATTTTGCAATTTGTTAATTTTACCCAAGTTTTCAATCTGTTTATTTAAGCTGGTTTCCTCCTGAGTAAGGTACTTGAGTAGTTCTGTTTGTGAATTTAGCCGAGCATCGATATCAGCGACTGCCTCCGTGTCACCTCTCTTGACTGCTCTTGCTCTTTCCTCGTTTAGCTTATTTGCAAGCTGGATGCCTTCGATTTTGGCTGCTGCTGCCTTCGCTCTAAGCCTCTCCAGCTCAAGCTTGGTCATCTCCTGCTGAAGCCTAAGGCTTTCTCTCTCCGCTGCCTGGATCGCTGGCAGTGCAGTGAGCTTTGCCTGGATCGCTTTTATCTCAATTTGTCGCTTTTCTTCCGCAAGTTGCTTTAGTTTTTCTTCTTCTTTTCTGATTCGATCGTCTATCGCCTTAGTCCCGGCTCCCTCCTTGACACCTGCATCTTTCAGCCTATCGAGCTCGTCTTTCAGGTCATCTATCCTACTTTGAATAGCTTGCTCTGCTCCGGAAACTTTTCCGATATCAAGCTTGAACAGTGCCTGACCTAGTTCTACTGCGGATTCCAATGATTCCTGTGTACTCTTGGCGAAATCGGCTGCGTCCTTCAGTGCTTGACTGTTAACTTTGAATTCAGCTTCTATTTTTACTTCGACGGGATTATCTTGTATGAATTTTAACTGAGCTTCCAAAGCGCTTAATTCGCCTTGTAATTTTGCTCGCTTTTCTGGATCAGATTCAACAATAATACTCGCCTTCAATCCCTTGATCTGCTCGGAGAAAGTGGCCAGCTTGGTCTCTGCTTCTTTTCTATCCAAATCCAAGGAAACTGGGATGCCCTTGGCTGCTGCCTCCTGCCTCAGTTGCGCGACTGCAACCCTTTGCTGCCCAAGTTTTTTTATTTCTGCATCATAGAGTCTGATTTTTGCAATAGATTCTCTATCTGCTAGCCCGGGAGCTTTCTCTTGTTCTGCAATTAGCTTTTCTCGCTCTGCCTTGGTAATCCTTAATGCGGCCCCCACGGTAGATTCAGCCGCAGCAATTTGCGCCGCTGCCCTCAATCCAGCGTTCCCGCTCTTGTCAGTTGCTTCGTTGTATCGGCCAACCGCTTGTGTTGCTTTATTTGTTTCCGCCGTAACCTCAGTACCGAATCTTTTGGCGGCACTGATCAAACCATCAATATTAATATTTCCAAACAATTTACCCCCAAAATCAAAACCCTGACCGGATGAATTCAGTACTGCGTTCTTCTTCGCCGCTTCATCAAGCCTGTCAAGTCTTGCCGTAAAAGTGTCCACACCCTTCGCGTCATTTAGGCTTTTGTTTGTTACATCTACGCTGGTCCGAATCTTCTTGAGTTCGCTATCAAATTTAGACGACGCCTCCCTCGCATTACCCGTCGCTACGACGAAACCTCCAATGCCTATCGCTAAAGCCGCAAACAACAGGACATACGGATTTGCCAGCAGGCCAGCGAGGGCCCTGCCGAGGCCACCTACCGCAACTTTCAATTTATCAACATTGCCGACCGCCTTGCCAGCATCAGGCCCAATTGGCGGCAACGGCGGCAGATAACCGGGAACCTTTGCGGCCGCACCAATGCCAGCGGCACCGGCCTGGGCTTTTGCATTTATGCCGGCAGCCTTTGCGGCCCCGAGATCTGCGACTGCTTGTAAACCAAGTAATCTTGTGAGATTCGCAACAGCCTTTGCTCTAACCCCGGCAGCAGTAGTGGAAATGCCTTCTGCCACAGCCGTTACTCTAGTAGCGGCTCCAAGTCCGACAAATGATACTATGGCTCTCCCCACAGACGCTATTAATTGTGTAATCGAAGTACTGGAGAAAAATTGCACAGCCTTGGTAAGTGCGCCTATCCCAGCGATAGCAGCATTCGTTGCTGCGCCAGCAGCGAGACTGCCAAGCGCCACAACTAGTTTAGTCGTTATAATAGCTGCTACTACCGTTGAAATTATCCCAAAGCCTTCAAGTGCCCCACCAAGTTTATCAACGAAATTAATTGCAGCAAAAATTGGTTGAGTGATAGATGCAATAGCGCCTCCAATCGTCACCAATGCCTGCACAACAAGCGAAACCTGGGATACGACCGATCCAAGAACATTCAAGAATGTCTCAAACACTTCAGATTTTGCAAATGCAACAGTTACATCTGTTACAATTGCCGTCAGCTCGAAAAGTGAAGCCAGCAGTGGTTGAAGGGGACCGGTGTCCGGATTTACTAAATCTTCAATCGCAAGCTGTCCAATATTCCCAAGTTGGCTCCTGAACTGCTCTACAGTTACAGCGCCTGCCCTAAAGCCCCTTGCCGCATCAAGCGCAGTGGTTCCAAGCCTGCCAAATAGTCCCCCTACCTTCGACATTCTTGGAATCGCTTCCAGCAGTACCTGGTTGGTTACTTCTCCCGCCTTGACCATGTCGCCAAGTTCTTTGACCGTAACGCCAATAGCCTGTGCCAGGTCTGTCCGGAACGCTGGATCCGCCTCAGAGATCTGTTGCGTCAATTCTTCCGCCATCAGCTTTCCTTTAGAGAAAGCCTGGACGACGCCATTCAGCACACGCCTTGACTTGTCTGCGCTCAGTCCAAAGGTAACAAAGCGAGACGAGAGAGATTCAGTTACGGCCGAAACGTCTCCAATGTTTCCACCAGTTGCAAGAATAACTGGCGAAAGCTGCTGGAACGAATCCCTGATAGTATTAAGACTAACGCCCAGACCTAGTGCTATTCTGTTTGACTCAGCAAAAACTGCTGAAATGTCAGTTCCAGCGCCAATCCCCTGAAAGGTTAATTCAATCGACTGTAGCTTCTGTAAGACATCAAACAGTTGATTAACGCTACCAATTACCTGACCAATGATGATCGATACAGACTGGAATACATTGACAAGCTCAGTGATCTGTCTTCCGGCACCAGCCAATCCTTTCAGGTTGTATTCGGCCGCCAGTTTTTGCCAGACATTAGAAGCACCCGCGATATCCAGTTGTCTTTGCAGGTTCCTTACTCTTTCATTCTGGGCAGCCCAGGCACCGTTGATGGTGCCCAGCTTACCTCTAACGTTATCAGCACTTGCGGCGTACTTGACCATGCCATCTCTGGCTTGCTTCGCTTGGTTTACTTGCTGGCGAAGACTTGTTACACTACCTTCTTGAGTCTTATTTGCTTTATCCTGTAAATTTATAATTTTCTGCAGTTCTGTTAAAACTTCTCGTTCGCTGGCTACTAGCTTTTTTACGCCAGAATCATCCGCCTTTACTTCAAGTACTAATTCTTTCTTTACCTTACCGCCAAGTGCTTGATTAAGGGCTCTTCCTGCGCTTTCCCCACCCGCAAGATATTCATTCCATAAAGCCTGGACACCAGTGGCGCTAAAATTCACTTCATAGTTTATCCTGTCAGCCATCGAGCGGTTTCAACCTTCTTTTTATATTGCCTAGAAAGACAATAAAAAAGACCCCTTGCGGGGCCCTTGATGAATTATCAGAGATAACTCAGGGAGCAGGAGCAGCGTTGGCGTCGATGTCGATGCGATAGGCGCCGTAGCCCTGAAGGGTTGCTTCCCAGGAGACGATAGAACCGGCTTCAATGGCCTCGGTGTAGCCCGTAAGGGTACCGTAGCCATAGACACACTCATCGGTGCCTGTGGGGCCCACACGGGCGAACTTGACGCGCAGTGCGTCGGCCACAGTGTTCTGTTCGGTCAGGCGCAGAATCTGGTAACCGGCATCCTTGAAGTCGGCAACGCCACCCAGGGAGATGCTCCAGGACTTCGAGGTGGGCAGGCTCAGGTTGAAGCCCTTGGTATCCGAGTCATAGGTGATGACGTCCTCGGAATTGGTGTCGGTCTCGAGGGCTGCGTTCGTCAGGCCATAAAGACGAGCAACGTTGTCCAGGCCATCCATGCCAAAAGCAGTACCAGCAACAGTGAAGATGCCGCCGGTATAGGAAACCGAAGCACTGGCACTGACCACATTGGCGTTAGAAGCACCCAGGTCGACGAAAGCCGTTCCAGAAGTGCCAACACCGGTCGAAATGCCGGTAAAAGCAGTATCGACTTCAGTAGAGCTCAGCGGGATGATGTAAACGTCGTAACCAAAAGCGGTTGAAATGTTTGCCATAATTAGCTAGGTAGGTTTTGACAAGACGATGGACAAAGCAGGTACCTACCTGCCATTTTTAGGTTTCCAAAACCTTTAATTTCACACAGTCAATAGTGTGCCATCTAAATCATGATGGCTGCATTGTCCGGAATCAACACAAGACTTTGGACCAAAGCCCCTATTTCATTGGGAGTTGATATCACTTCGACAGCAGTAGAATTGCTAAATATTTTAATCATTCTCGCAGCGGCCTCCGTTACAGTTGCCCCAGTGGCTGGCGGCCAAGCGATTAAGTAAACTTTCCACGTTATAAGTGCCTCTGATTCATCGGTCAGGTAATCTTTTCTCGTAACCTGGCCCGAATCGTGGATTACAACCTCTAATCCAGTTTGGCTAGATAATTGTGGCAACTTTTCGTTCGGCGACAGGATGCTAATTGAATCAATTGTTGATGTATTATTTACGAATTTATATTCTCCAATCAGCTCCGAAAAATCTGAATCTCCAGTCAGGGCTTCATAAATAGCCCCTGGCGAATCAGCCTTTGTCTGGGCCATTCTAGTCAATAATAACTTCCATAGACTGCCTACAGCGATGATTTCGCAGGAATCCTAGGAAGAACAATCGCTAGAATGCAATGGCTGGAATCAACCGCATGCTCGAAACGATGATTGTTCAAAATATCAAATGATCATCTGACAAATTGATGACCTCGCAGTCCTGTCTGCCGATGTACGAACGCGTCCGTGATTATTTGTGGAACATGGAAGCCTTAACACACAAGGAAGCGAAAAAGAAGTGGAGACAATCAATCAAAGACACATGGAATAATCAGTGCGCTTACTGCGGCAAGCCACCAATTGATGACTCCAGCTTAACCCTGGACCATGTACGAGCAAAATGTCGCGGTGGTGAAGACCTTAGCGCCAATATCGTTCCAGCCGACCGTGAGTGCAATGCATCAAAGGGCTCCGAGGACTGGCGGCAATGGTTTAGAAGGCAAGATTTTTATGAAGAGTGGCGAGAGGAGCGTATCGATTATTGGCTGAAATACGGCACCTTGCCGCAGACAACTCAGCCAACAATGTCTAAATAACAATTTTCTTCTGCTATAATCTTAGACCCCACTCGTGGCATCCTGACCCTTATCTCCTTACCACAGGGGGATTTCATTGCTAAAATACGAGATCCGGCCGCTTCAGTCGCTATTAACATCCCCTTGCAGCTACTCTCTTCGATGGTTGGTGCAAGAATTATTGCCTGATCACATTGGTAGCACAAGATTTCCGGTGGCCCAGACTCTTCCGCCCTCTCCGAAAGCTCTTTATAAACGAATAGTGCCCAAATCGGGAATTGGTTAAGCTTGATTAGTTCCAGCGCAGCAGCACCATATATCGGATCGATCTTGTCTTTTTTGTTTTCAAAATTATAAAGACAAAATTCTTCTAAATCGAAAGGCTTCCTCCTCTTCTTTTTGTCTCTATTTATTTCAGCCTGCTGTACGGCCAACAAAGCGATTGGCCTCTCATACTCATGCAATTCTCGCCCCCTCAGCCTGGCTAGGTTGCGAGATGCTGAAATCACATAGTCGTAAGGCAACAACCAGTAGTTGTCTTTGTAGAACTCAGGGTCACCCGGGAATCCCTTTTTGAGTTGCCAGTAATATTCCTCAAACGGAATTAATTCACTGGTTTTGCCTTCGATATCGGCTTTTTTGCCACTTTCTCAATTCCTTGTTCCTCGTCACCAGCGGCTTCCCTTAACCGCTCAGTCGATTTAGCATCTTCCTGGCGGTAAAGTTCCGCCAATCCGTTGATAATATCGGGATGGAGAGACAAGATTTCATCAATTTCAAAACTCGGATCGATTCGATACTTAACAAGACACACTGCCATTAAGATTTCATCATGCGTCTGCCCATTCGTCAAATCACGCAGCAGATCACTGAGCTCATTGGCGAATTCATCTTCAATTTTCTTATCAACTTCCTCGCTCTGTGATCCGCTGATCACGCGAATTACAGCCTCGTATGCCTTCGTTACATCAAGCCCGGTTGCCCTGGCGACTTTCCGCGACAGGCTAATCAGACCCGATGTGCTGTTGTCACTCTGCTTCGCTTGCTGGTAAAAAGCCTTTTCGCCAGATGTCAAATATCCACGACGCTCAATCTGAATCTTACCCGACTCCTCCGATCCAATTTCCTCAATAATCGGCTTCAGACGGGGTTCTACGACAAAGGGAAGCTTGGCCATAACTGGACAATAAGTGCGCTAGTGTTCCTATCACTAGCCAAAAACAGACTTAATCGCTTCACGATAAATTTCTTCAAAATTAAACCTAGGCACAGGCCCGCCACCCCTGAGAACAGAGTCCACCCACGGCCTTCCAGCGATGTAAACTTTTTCTAGTTTCTCGTTACCATAAGGCGTAATATAGCCACCATAATGCACCAAGGCCGCATATGGCTCGCCGTAATTCAAACTTATGCCGCCAGAAGTTGTTGTTATGACTAGTGAATTTTTCAATTTTCCCGTATCCACGATATCCTTGCCCGACGCCCACGCAGATGACATCATTGCCTCGTCCAAGGCGTTACCCAATCTGTTGGCGATTATTTGATTGGCCTGCTTAACCGCCTTGTTCAGGTCCCTGCCAAAATCAGTCGGCTTGTAATCCGTTAATTTTAGTTTTGCTGTGATTGCAAAATTGGCATTGGCTGAAATTGCAATGTCTGGAACTTTCGTCAGATCTTTTGGTACAAATTGAGACCCGGCAATTCCCCTGCCAGCCATTAGTTCTGCACCTCGCCACCAGTTACTTGAATTTCCACACCACCAATCTCACTGTAAATGATGTCATCAATGCCAATGCCACCATAGGCGCCAGAAGATCTTTGGATTTGAGCGTTCAGAATCCTGTCACGGCCAAATCGTAGCTGGCCATTCTGCCCAGGAAGCATCCACGAGAACTGTTCCTGCACTATCTCATACGATAGATTCGATTCCGAACTGCTACCAAGAACGAATGTTGACGGAACAATCGCATACTGCAGGGCATATCCTCTGTACAGGAAATATTCACCAGAAGCGCCCGGCAGTATTGCTCCCGCCTGCCCCCTCAGTGGTGCTTTCGTGCCGCCAGTCTCAGTACCAGTCGATTGCTGACGCTTCAAAAAAGCTTTTACTAGGTAATAAGTACCCGGAGTAGCGGTAATACGGCCATTCGTTACGTCAACAATGCCGCTCGACGCAATCAGTATCGCGGAATTCGCGTACGGCAGTAACGGAGAGGTCATGTCGACACTTTTTCATAGTTTTCCGTTGTCTTTTCTTTGTAATTTCTTAATATTTAGTTCAAGTATTGATAAGTACACTAGAAAGAACACCAAGGTAAATTCCATGATCGATGATTTCAGTCGCTTGAAACGTTGGGAAACCCCGCGATCGGGCCCCACAAGGCCCACCAAGGGTAAGAAACGCCCACAAGCGGTACGCAGTAGGCGAAAGGCCAGGCAGACACTGCTGAATCGATTACAGGGCCGACCAGCAAATGGTCGGTTTTTTATTGTTCATCCGATTCACGGCAAAAACGACACGATTGCAATCCAATATCTTGGACATACGGGGCATATACCGCATTCATTTTGCGCTCCATCTGACATCCATGACACCAAACCGGCACAGTTTCACTAGTCTCCACAAAAGATATCAATGAATTTATTTCATCGGAGTTCTCTGGATGAACCATGGGAATTACTCCGATTAACTTGATCTTTAGTTTCAGTATACCCGTGAACTATTGGGCTAAACCCAAAATTTTTTTCAAATTTTTTCAGACGGTATTTATTGTTACGGATTT